CAGCACACAAGCACGCATGATCCAGGTTGCTGAGACTGCGCCTGATATTGAGAAGGGCTGGATCGCTACGGGGGATCATCGCACTCGCAGCGGCCATCTCGAAGCGCATGGGCAGCGGGTGAAGATCAGTGAATACTTCGAGGTTGCACCAACGTTGGGTGCACCGCGAGAGAAGCTGATGTATCCGCGTGATCCGCGCGGCTCACCCGCAAACACGATCAATTGCCGCTGCCGCCACATTGTGTGGCGATCAGGTTATGGCGATTTCGTCCCGCGCACGACGCAGCGCGTCGAGCAGGAGATCGAAAGACGTGCGTGAGCCGCGCGTGCGACCCATATTCCCGCGCGACATCCCGCCTGATCTAGCACGTGTGGTCATCAGTTATGCACGTGTGATCGTGCGGATGCCATCAGAACGTGCCGAGGTTGCAGTGCGTGCAATGGAGGCGACGATCGTCGAATGGCGTAAAACCAACGCAAAACCAACGTCTTGACATCTAGGGCAATCTGTTGTACTCTAAACGCACGAATTGAATAAGCAAGACCCTTCGAGGTCACTCTATCAAGAGCACTCTAGGGCAGCCGAATGTCGGCTGCCCTTTTCGTTTTCACTGATGCCGACACCACACTCAGGCGAAACGCAAGACGAATACATTAGCCGCTGCATCCCGATGGTGCTGAACGAGGGAACAGCAAAAGACGGTAGCCAGGCAGCCGCGATCTGCCACTCGATGTGGCGCGAACACGCGAAGGCAAGTATGAGCGATGAAGTGAAACTCACTGATGCCGATCTCGCACTAGAGGCCAAGCTGCGCGGGATGGAATTTGCCACAGCCGATCCAGGACTGTTCACTGCGTGCATGAACGATCCAGATAACAAGGATCGCTATCCCACTGAGGAACAGCGCGCGCGTGTATGTGCCGTGATCCACAAGAAGATCACAGGTATCACGCCCGCTGAACACGAGAGTGTGAATCTCACGCAAGCAGGACGTATTACCCTCTCCGACATTCATCTTGAATCCCCGCTCGATAAAACCGGCCGCTCGTGGGAAGTGGTGATCATCGGCCCCGAGACGGTCGGCGATGTACAGGCCATCGAAGGCACACCGTACATCCGCTCGAAGAACAATCGGCTCTGGTCGATTGCCGCACTCGAATCAGCCGTGCCGATGTTCGAGGGCGCAAAAGTCTACGATGACCACCTCACCGATGCAGAGTTTCAACAGCGCGGCGGGATGCGGCCACCCGGACGCGATTGGCTCGGCTCACTGGTGAATGTGCGTTGGGATCGTGCGACGCAGAGCATGCGCGCGACGTTCAAGACAGTCGATGATGCTTTTGCGCGCAAGCTCGTGCGGGCGCAAGAGGGCGGAGTTCTCAAGACCATCGGGCTGAGCATCGACGTGCTGCGCGATTTCGTGCGCAAGCGCATCGGGGAATCTGTCTTTGAACTCGTAAACAAAATCACCCGCGTCATCTCTGTTGACGCGGTCGGCGATCCAGCAGCCGGCGGACGGTTCGTGCGTGCGCTGGAATCCATTCAAAACGTGCCACACGCACGGGAGGCAAACATGGAAGAGGCAATCAAGCAATGCGATCAACTGATCGCGGCGGTGGAGGCCAGCGCGTTGCCAGACGACGCGAAGGCGCAGCTCAAGGCGCAACTGGAGCAGATCAAAGCGGGTCTGAGTGCCGCGCCGCCTGCCGAAGTGGTGACACCCGAAGCGCAACAGCAGGCAACCGAAGCCAAGATCGCGGCGGCGCAGTATGCGCTGCGCACGATCGAGGCCGTGGTCAAAGCAACCAGTCAGAAGCCGGTCGAGCCGAAGCCGACGCTGTCCGACATCGATCGCAAGCTGGCTGAAGCCGATCGCAAGCTGGCCGAGGCGAATGCTACTGCCGATCGCATCCTCGAAGCGGCGCGTGTTGCACAGTCGCGGCAGGTACTCGAAGCGGCGCTGACCGAATCGGGCTTGTCAAAGCCGATTCGTGAACTGATCCGTGAGCAGTTTGAGGGACGCGCGGTCGAGGCCAACGTGATTAAAACGGCCATCGAGAAGCATCGCGCGGCATTCCTGGCTGACGATTCAGGCCGTGTGACCGATCACGGCGGCGCGCGTGCGCGCGTCAAACTCGGCATGAACGAGGCTGATCAATTCGTCCTCGGCTTTGTCCGGCGCGTGTGGGGTCCGAATGGCGTGCGCAAGTTCGTCAACGCGTTCGGCATGAAATGGAAGGATGGCGCACCGGTGATCGGTGCAGCGCAAGAAGTTATCGCCGATCCATCGTTTGGCCTGTCAGCGCGCGCGGTCGAGGGTTGGAAATCAGGCGGTGGCTCAATTGGTTCGATCCCGCTTTACTCTGGCCTGGACGAGTGGTATTGGGATTTGACCGGTGGCGGAGATCGCAGTCAAGCCGACTTCTTCGGCGAAGGCCGGTTCAGCGCGCGTGCACTCGAAGCCAACCTCAACACCGGCACGCTGACCAGCATAGTCAAGAACGCGGTCAACGTCATGTTGGCTGCCGACTACGCGGTGCAGGAGCAGTGGTGGAACGAGATTGTCGAGGAATTGGACGTAGACACTTATGACAGCGCGACTCTCGTTCGACTGTTCGGTGCAACGACTCTCTCGATCGTACCCGAAGGCGATGCTTACACCGAGCTTGATTGGGAAGACGAGGAAGAGACGGCTGCACCCGTCAAGCGCGGCAACTACATCGAAATCACCCTCGAAACTTTCCTGCGCGACAAGATCAACAAGCTCAACACGTTGCCCGATCGGCTCAGCAAGAGCTGGTACAACACCGTTGCGGATCGTGTGGCGCAGGTGTTCACAACGAACACCGCGGCCGGCCCAGTGCTCTCGGATACCGGTGCGTTGTTCAACGCAACAGCAGCCACCAGCGCGGGTGGACACGCTAACTTGCTCACAACGGCAATGTCTTGGGCAGCCATCAATGCTGCCGTGATCGCCATGAAGAAGCAGACCGATCAGCCGCTCGGTGTCGGTCGCCGACTCGGCCTCGATGTCATGCCGACGCATGTGCTCGTGCCGATCGATCTCACTGCGACAACCGAACGTATCATCGACGCTGAGAAAATACCTGGCAGCGCAGACAACGACCCGAACCCCTACTATCGCAAGATCAAAGTGCTGGAAGTGCCGGTCTGGACGGATGTAACCGACTGGGCACTCGTTGCTAAGCCTGGTGGTGTCAGCCCGATCAAGCTGATCTGGTTGCGCGGCAAGCGCACGCCGGAGCTGTTCGAGGCATCCGACGAAAAGACCGGTGCGCTGCTGACCAACGATGCGATCCGCTACAAGGTGCGGCAATTCGGGTTTGAGTTCTCATCGACCTATCGCGTTGCACCGGTTGCCGATTGGCGCTCGCTGCACAAGTCCAACGTCGCGGGGTAGCTATGAAAAGCAACTTTGAGCTGAAAGGTTGGTTAGCTGTCGGCGTTACTCTCGCGGCAGCAGTGGCACTCATTCTGTCTGTGACGCTGCTGAACAGACGCGAAGTGATCACCGTTGAGCCATTCGGTGTCACGCACTTCGGTGCAGTGCATGTCGATGACGGCTCGGTATCAGAGCCGTCGTTGGGTTTCACTGGCGATACCGACGTGGGCTTTTATCGCGTCGGCGCGAATGACATCGGTGTCAGTGCGGGTGGGTCGAAAGTCGGTGACTTCACCTCGGCCGGTTGGACAGGTGGTGTCAGCGTCGGTAGTAACGATTTGACTGGACGCAACATCACAGCAACTGGAACGTTGAGTGTTGGAGGCGCATCAAGTATTGCAGGCGCAGCGACCTTCAACGGTGCAACGGATTTCAACGCGGCGATGAATGTCGATGCGAATGGCGATTTTGATAGCCTCAGCACCGCTGGCAACATCGATATGACAACGATGAACAATACGGGTGCAGGCGCGGTCACGATCAATGATGAATTGAACGTGAACACGACCATCAGCAGCACCGGTAACATAACTGTGGGCGGTTCATTGGTGTTGGATGGCGTCGCGTTCACCGGTCCGCTCGTCGGTTTCACTGGCAGCGTCAGCAATAATGTGTTGCTGGCGCACGGTGTCGGAACGACCCCGACCGAAGTGATCTGTGGAATCGTCAACACGGGCGCGCTCACTGAGACGGTGTATATCAGCGCGACGAACGCAACGAGTGTCACGCTGGGTGTGTTCGATATTACGGGCGCGGCCTGGACGGATAACCTCACGGTGCATTGCATCGCAACACGTTAAGGAGCTAACATGGGAGACTTGTTTACCATCTCGTTCGTCGAAGGTGAAGTCGGTGTTACACTCGGTGCGCTGTTTCGGTATCTCACGTTCGACTTCCCGTTTACTATCGTCGGGGTGACCTGTTCGCCATCGGCTGATGACGCGGGTCTGACCATCGATATCAATGACAATGGATCGGCGGCCATCGATGGCATCGTCTGCGCGACGAAGGCCACACCGGGCACGTGGAAATCGACGCATCTCGGCGGTGCACAAACACCCGTTGCTGTTGCCGCTGGCAGCGTGATCTCGTTTGATGCCAACAGCGCGGCAGCCGATACACGCGTGGGCATCGTGATGACCTGCTTGCTCGGCGCGAAGAATGCCTAAACTCGAAGAAGCACTCGAAGGGCTGAATATCAAAGCTGCCGACGTGTTGGCCTGGCATGAGTATCCTGATCGCGTTGTCGTCGTGTTGATCAGCGGGCCGAAGCTCACTTGGCCGCCAGCAGTTGAGCCAACAGGAGCACCGGCACCGGAAGTCAAGGCATCCGACGAAGCGCGGCAAGCTGCCGCCGAGTTGGGTGTTGATCTGAAAGACGTTGAGGCGCATCGCGAGAGTGGCAAAGTCTCAGCGAAGGACGTGCGACTGCACAAGAGCAAGAAGTAAGCTCAATGGAGCCAGTTGAGCGCGGCGGATGCGGTGAACCCGCGCGCCGCGCTCATTGTTTTAGAGAGGATCAGATGGATACATTCCGGTGGGACTTCACAACGAACGCCAGTGGTGTAGCCTCCAAGACGACGCCGAATCTGAACGGCAGGCTCTACGGTGTTGCGGTCGTCCTCGGCACAGCAGCAGCAGTGGACGTGACGATCGCTAATGCTGAAGCGATCACGCTCTTCACTAAAACTACACTTGCAGCAGGAATGCACTTAGTGCGCAAGCAGGTTGAAGATGCAGCGGGTGTGGCACTAGTCTATTCGGCTGGCAATGCTGTAGAAGACATGCAGCCAGTTGTCGGCCCGCTCACGCTGACCATCGCCAACGGTGGCGATGCCAAGACGGCGAGCCTGATCCTCTATCTGGAGCCTTGATGTGGATAGGAGAGTATGGTTCACTGGCACTCTGATCGGTCTCTCTATGTGGATCGTGATCACCATTGCTTTGCTCAAGATCGCGCAGATGATAGGACTGATGTAGATGGCACGCCGTATCTTGCAATCCGATTTCACCGATAAACTCGATGCCATCCTGCGCGGCATCGATGCACGGCAGGTGACAGCAGCGGATAAAGTGCTGGCGCTCGATTCGGCGCTCTCGCGTTACAGCCAGGACAAACCACGGATCCGTACAGTAGACTTCGCCGGTGACAGCAGCGCGTACTACATTCTCCACGGTCAGATCGTGAATGTGGCCGACACGACGCGTGATGCAGCAGTCGATGTGACCAGCAGCGGCGCGGATCAACAGTTGGCGATCAAGTTTACTCTCTCGCGCCGGATGCAGGTGCACGCGGTGCGTGTGCTATTGCGACGCACGGGCAGTCCAGCCGGTACGATAACCTGCCAGATTCGCGGCGACTCAACGAGCCTGCCCGGATCAAGTGCGCTACAAACGTCCAACAGCCTCACATCATTAACTGCGCTGCCGCTCGGATTCGAGGCGGGTAAGGTCGAGTTTCAATTCGCCGATCCGCGTCCATTGGCAGCCGGCACGTACTATGTGGTGCTGGTGCCATCGAGCTATAGCTACACGAATGGCGCAACCGAGATCGTGTTGGGTGTCGATCAGTCCAGTGTGGCCAATACGCTGTTTACCTATAACGGTACAGTGTGGACCGCGTATGGCACAGCCAGCGCCGGTGTGATCGAGGTCATCGCATCACTGCCTGATTGGTCGTATCGGGACTCCAACATCAAGGATGCCGACATCCCGGCACCGACGATCTCGGCAGACGAAGTGCCACAGCTATTGGAGGACGAGGACTTTGAGATCATCTTGGTCGATGACACCGAGTACCTCTACCTGCCGAATCATCGACCTGCATCGACTGATACGATCCGTCTGTATTATCCAGGCCGCTATGTATTCAATGGATCACCGGCAGCAGTGGACATCCCATTGGGACACTTCGAGGCAGCATGCTCACTCGGTGCGCATTACGTCTGCGTGTGGCTGGCAGCGAAGTACGCGCAGAACATCGACAGCGGTTTATCTGCCGACATCGCGGATCGGCGCAATCAGAGCGACGTGTATGCCAGCCGCGCCGCTAATTTTCTGCGCGAATATGAGGCACTGCTTGGCATCGGTGAGGAAGCTACAGTGACTGCCGCGATGAAGTTTGGCGATCTCGATCGTGGCACGTACTCGCCGCGTGACTTCATTTATCACGAGAAACGCAGGCGATAGAGAATGGCACTTAGCGAGCTGACCCTAGCAATGCTGACACTGGCAGGCTATTTTCAACCTGATCAGTCCGTGGCAGGACAGGAACACAAATATAGCAGCGTCATGGCCGATTTGCTGAGACCGATTTCTTATCGCATTGCAGATTGGGGACAATACCATGTTCCCGACATGGAGCTTTATCGAAAACTCGACGACTCATCGCTCGGACGGCAATATAAGATTTATGTCACGGTAAAATATGGATTGCACACAAACAATCCATTGGACATTCTGCATCTTATCCAGAACGAGCGAGTTGCTTCATTCTTGATTCGTTTAGGTGAGGTGAATATCTTCGACGAATCACCGGAATATGATGTAGTCATGATCGAATGTTCCGGCGAGGGTCTGATTGCACTCAATGGACTGGTCTCAAGCTCGCTCATCAATTCTGACACATATCCTGAGTATCATCCGCATGCAACAATAGCCCACGTCAAAAAAGGCATGGGACGGGCACACATTGGAGCGATGGAATTTAACGGCCTCGAAGCTCAGATTGATAGTCTGATGTTTTCAGCACAAGATGGTCGGCAGACAGCTATTCCACTTTATGGAGTTGAACTGTGACGATGGCTGATCCGTTGTCCATCGAGATCGATACCTCACAAGTGGATCGCTTCGTGGCGAAGTTTCCAATGAGCGGGCCACGCATTGCCGAACGTGAGTTGCGCATCGGATTAGACGATGCGCTCGGCTACACGGCAGCGCAAGTTGTCGAACGTGTGCCAGTGAACACCGGCGTGCTACGCGAGAGCATCTATGATGAGATCACTGGATTGAGAGTGAGCATCAGTGGCATCGATCTAGAAGGCGTCGTGTCGAGCAGCGATTATGAGCCGAAAGTGAATGCAGTCGAGTTTGGGCGCAAGCCGGGCAAGATGCCGCCGGTCGAGGCCATTGCACTGTGGGTGCGGCGCAAGGGATTAGCCGGAACGTATAAAGTCGCGGCCAGCAAGATCGGACGGCATGCGCGCACTGGCAAACGCGAACAGCAGCGCAAAGAGGATTGGAGCCTGGCCTGGGCGATCGCGAAAAAAATCAAACGCGTTGGCACGAAAGGCGCATTCATGTTCACGAAGGCGTTTGAGGCATCGCAAACCTACATCGTCAAAGTCATGGACGCAGCAGTGGATCGCATCCTGAACGCGTGGTCGAAGGAATGACAGTATCCATCGATCCCGAATACCAGACCTACGAGCAGGTGGCAGCGAACATCCGCAGCGCGCTCGGCACGGGTGTAAAGGTATTCGAGTCTGTACCGTTTCTGCCATCAGCGGAGGAGTTCGATAAGCTCGTGTTGGCGACATTCGAATCGGCGAAGCTGGCTTACTTCTGGGTCGTGTTCGTGGACGGTGTCGATCCCGATCAACTCGCGACGATGCACCAGCGCGAGCGCATTCCGGCATCCATCTATGGATACATGAGCCGGAGCGACAAACCAGGTGAGCCGGACGCCGGCGACGCAAGCGTATCTGTGCCGTTCGCATCGGGCACGGCGACCGCAGGATCGACCACGACGCTCACTGATTCAAATGCCGCATTCACTATCGATGAGTTCGCCAACAGTCACGAGCTATGGATCACCTACACTGATGGCACTGTCGATCACCGGCGCATCCTCAGCAACACGGCAACAGCACTCACTGTGCGGCAGGCGTTCGGTACAACCATCGGTGCCGGTGTGACTTACGAGATATGGTTACGCCCGACTGAATGGATCATGCGCGAGCAGGCGCGCAAGGTGCTGGACACGCTGACGACAAATCGCAGCGGTGGTGGCGCATGGTCGGGCAACCTGCCGAACTATCGCATCGAAGCGATCACGCTGTACGAGCGCGGCATGTGGCGCGTGGCGTTTTCACAGACGAAAGAGACATCGAAAGGCAAGAGCTATGCCTAAAACGAAAGTGCGTTTGTTTTTCCCGGACATCGAGACGGGACAAATATCAGTGGGTTTCTCTACTGTCGATGTCATCAATCACATTGCAGAGATTGACGGTACTGAGGTCGAATTCATCACCTACTGGCAGCAGATAGCGAGCGCGATCATCGCGCGCGATCTATATTACGTGAATACCGATCTGAATCCATTTGACGATGCAGAGGTGCAATCATGACCGAACAAGCAACCTGGCTACGTTGGCTGAGGATGGGACGCGAGAACGTCGCGTGGGGCACGGCGCCGGCGAACGAGCTCGAATACAATATGAACGCCGGTTTATGGTATTCGTTCATCACGGCTTC